CAGGCGCACAGCGGACTAGAAAGCAGGCCTAATTGTAGCAGGACTTTTAGGCCGGGTGAGTGTCACATTTTGGGAGACACTAAGCAAATACAATCGAAAGCTAACTTTTATCGTTTATAGACACTTGATAGTATTATTTATTTATAATTATGTTGGCCGTTTTATTCCCAGTTGCTAAAAGTATAGTAATGAAGGCCGTTGAATCTGAACAGGTAAAATACCTCGTGGTTGAAATCCTCAAGCGTATTGTAGCTAAAACAGACAACGACCTCGATGATCTTGTCGTAGCTCAATTAGAGCTCGCGTTATTCCCTAAGCCTTCGGAAGCTCCTGCTGAAGCTGAATAGGAGGCTTACCCCACATAGCCCTACAAACATTGGGCAAGTGCTCTTCTAGGATGTTCTTACATCCAATTGCAATGTCCATATGTTCTTTTTGTGTGCCATTAGCCGAACGGAGGTCAATATAATGCAGCCACGAACGTACAGTGCCAGTCATGTAAAGTCTAGAAGGCGTGGCTATAGGAAGGAAGAATCTGGCGGATTCTTTAGCGACACCTTTATCCAACATTTTGTTGTAAAGCTTCTTCGATTGTTCGATCAGGATTGAGGCCTCTTCGTACAGTTCCGCCTTAATTTCAAAGGGCAAATCGTCTGTGGAGTTTTGGCGGTTTTTGGTGTCTTGGCGACGGAGTTCTGGGACTTCGATATCGGTTAGTGCGCCAACATCGGCGTAGCGTTGTGAGAACTCTTGGAATGAAAACGAGCGATGACGAAGGATTTGTGCGGCAATACCACGATTCGTGTTAATCTCCAAGCACATAGACGCCATTTCAAATGGGCTCCAGTGACGATGTTTGATCAGGTAGCGAATAAGACGATCTGAGGTATCGTAGTTGCCTTGGTTTGATGGGTTGGACACACGCGCCATGTCCGAGATAAGATTTTCTGCATCAGGAGTAACCCATACAAGTTTTACAGACATAAAAAAGAGGGCAGTTGATTACCCTCTAATTATATCATAGATCAGACGTTCCAGACAATAGATCTGGTTGCAATGTGTCCATTGCTATCATATGTAATATCTTCTGTAGCTGCAAGTTCACCTCCTGCACCTCCTCTTCTATAAAGGACTTGTGTAGGTCCGGTGGTTGCAGTCATGCCTGTATGTTCCTGATAGTCATGATCAGGAATTAAAAAATTACTTGTGGGGTGCGCCATGGCTCGTATGTAATATAGTTAACTTTAAACCTCAGTCTTCAATAAACATTAAATTAGCTTCGGCTGTGTTTATGTTATCTCCAGAAATAAATCCGATAGACATACAAGAACTTGGAGTGATTGTAAGGCGAAGATCTGAAAGATCGATTGTTTGTGGAGCCGCCGATGTAACACTAAATGCTGCAACAGGAGTATTTAACGACCCATCAATAGAGACATTTGACGTTGAATAGAGAGCAGCTTTAGCTTGACTAAATCCTTGGAATAAAAGATCGTCATTGATAATGGGATTAATGTAGACAAACATTGTACCAGGAGCAGATGACGCAATTGTTGCTAATGCGCTCACCTTTTGAACCAACAGTTCTCTTGTATTGATCTTGTTATTGTGAACAATGGGATTTTTTACAGTGAGTAGGTGGTAAATAGTGTTTATAGTATTCATCCCACCAGATCTATATCCTCTTGCAGCAACAGGATAAGTTGTTGGAACAATTTTTCCTTCAATTGCCCCGAGCATAGATGCTCCTGATACACTCACTTCACTCCCACCTGATCCATTCAAATCGGCAACAACATATCCCACTTTCAAAGATGGGTTATCTAAGTGTACAGTTGTTTCTCTATTTGAGTAGTGGATGTGGTGGAAGAAAATCATATCGCCGTTATCAGGATCCTCCACGGCAAATCTCATTTCCCCAGCACCTAACCACCTAAAGTTAATTTGCCAAACATTTAATTTAGTTAGATCAAGATTAACTCCAGAAGGACCTGTGCCGTCTAGCTTATCAATGTTAAAATCATTTTGATATACCCAAGTTTCTACATTTGGAGCACCAACTTGGAGTGTGGTTTCTGTGCCTGTAAGAGTTGCAGAAGATATAGAAAATACTCCTGCTTTAACTCCAATACTTTCGCTTAAAAAACGTATAACTGCTCCTTCTTGTTCTACTAACCAACCAGCAAAAGTACTCGAAGCAATCTCTACGGCGTTTTCTTCTGGTGTTCCTGCAGTTACATTTGCTGTATATGACGCACCGTCTAACGTAATAGTTGTAGTTTCTGTTCCATCGGCTCCTGAGGTTATTTCAAACTCATGTATGTGAGCTTTTCCTTCGTTTTGCCTTAGGATACCAAACTGAGTCCCATTAAATCCTATTTGCAAAGCTTGCTCTTGAGCAAAAAATCCGGCCCTTTGCGTGTATCCATTAACTCCAGAGGTAAATGCTGCAGTAAATCTACACATTGCGCCCTGTCCTGGGCGATATCTAACAGCTCTTTTAGATCTAAGAACCGCATAAGAATAAGCACTTGCAGATGTAGAAACCGTCATCTCTTTGGAGAGAGAAACCGTTCCACCAAATGCGTTATATTGCTCAAACTTATTAGAATCAAATCCGTAGATACCATCAAGTTGAAATACCGGGGTTAATTCTGCAACTAATCCCTCGCCAAATGCAGTTGAAGAAGTAGCAGCAGAACTAGATCCGTAAGGATCGATAATTATACCCCTTGAGTCAGCAATTTGATTAACTTGAAAATATCTGTTATTTGATACGCTAATAGCGTCATCTATTGGGTGCGGATTGGCAGGATTACTATAGAATGCCACGGTAATACGATATATATTGTACTTTAAACTCTACTTCTCGATCCTAACTACGTCTCCGTACTTAATGTTCTCTTCTTTAACTCCTCCAGGCGAGATACACCAAAGCAACGGAGTCTCTGGTTCTTCCCAAGTCATTGGGGCAAATCCGTCCGTGTAGATAATCCCAACTGTATTTGTATGAGAGTTCTCTGACGAGATCTTATTGAGTTCTTTCATAATAGGAACAAAACTTGTACCACCCAAGCCAACGGGTTTTGGAACGCCATCCAGATCTTCAATATTACCTTGAGGGTAGAGCTCAGTATCAAAATAATACAAGTATCCCGTAGTTCCTCGTGTTGAGTTAATGGCAAAAAATAACTCAGAGAGGAAGTCTTGCAGAAGCTCCTCGTCTACAGACCCAGAAGTATCTACAAACGCTGCTACATGGACCTTATTACCACCAGCGTCATCGATGTACATACCTTCGTGAATGAATCGACGATCGTATCCTTCAAAGTCTGCTCGTGATTGAGTGATGTATTTATACAACGCGTTTTTCCAGTTAATTGTTGGCTCAAGTAACTCCTTGAATATACGAGCCATACCAGAACCTTTGACTCCGGCCTGTTTCATCTTGGAGATAGTCTTGGCTTTGTTGATTATATTTTTCCATTTCTCTGAGTTAGCTTCGTGCTGAGAAGTATCTTCGGACTTAGCAGATTTTTGCAGACACTCGTTGACCTCTCCGTCTCCGTACTTATCTTGTATATGATTTTCGTTTTCTTTCTGTTTTTGCTTAATAATAGAATATATCTCTCGCACACTAAGATGCTTTAGATCGTCGTCGTATATAGCTTCTTTTGGAAGAGAGATTTTGTTATCCTTAATAATTCCATTCACTACAATATCTGCTGCAATATTTGCAATCATTAGATTATCTAGATCGCGGGTTCTCTCTACATGGTCAAGAGCCATGTGCAATACTTCATGTAAAAGTACTCCGCTGAAGTGCTCTTCGGTTTGTTTACACATCCACTCTTCATTAAGTAAAAGAGTAGTGCCATCCGTTGCAGCTGTTTCGATAGACTCATCTATTTTGTACTCAGTGTGAAGAAGAATTGTGCCAAAGAACGGAGAACTTTTAAGTAACTTAACCCTAGATTTTACGAACCTTTCTTCAAAGCTACTCATCGTAAGAGCTCCTGGTATTTTTTCATGAAGTCTTTTGTATCTGAGTCCTTAGATACGATCTTGATAAATGCACCTTGAAGGTTCTTTGCTTTCAGAGCAATCATCGCGTCACTCATATACAAACCAACGTAATCCTCTGTTGTTCCCCTCATGAGCCACTTCAAACCTTTGAATACATTATCTGCAGTTTTAGCTCGATTGATCAACGCTCCGCAAACGGCATAGATTAAAGAAGGCTCGTGAGGTACAGGAATATCTTCGCCATCAAAAATAAGATCTACGTTTGGTAGTTCAGTATAAATAGTTTGGTAAGCATAAAACTCTGACGCAGCACCTGAACCTACGGCAGATTCAATACTCAGACCAATGTTGAGTAGGGTAT